ATTATTTTTAGCTAACGCAGAGAATCTATCTCAAAACTATAGTATTGAATGTTACCCCGTATCTCAAGACTGGGTAATGGGAACAGGTAAATTTCTAGATAACCCTATAACAGATAATGGAGTATGTTGGACAAACACAGGTCCAGGGGATGCATCACCTACATGGAATCCTGCCGTAGGAACAATGCAGTATCTGTTTACAACAGGGGGAGGAACATGGAACACTTCATATAAATCAACTCAAAGTTTCGACTATACTCTAGATAAGGACATAAACATAAATGTAACGAGTGCTGTATTACAGCTGTTTACCGGATCAATAAGTAATTACGGATTTATAATAAAACACTCGGGATCAGTAGAACTAAATACAGGATCATATATCGATCTTAAATTCTTTTCCGCAGACACACATACAATATATCCACCATGCCTTGAATATAAATGGAACGACTTTTCATTTAATACAGGAAGCAATACAAATGGATTTATCACTAGTGATAATTTCGTTATTAATGTAGGTAATAATTTAGGAGAATTTAAAAGAGATACGAAATATAATTTTAATATTAAAGCTAGAGATAAATTTCCTACCAGACAATTTACAACATCATCAGTATACCTAAACTGGAAATACCTACCTACATCATCATACTGGGCTATTCAGGATTATAAAACAACAGAAATGATAGTTGATTTTGATGATATATATACTAAAATAAGTGCAAATAGTAACGGAAACTATTTTACAGTATATATGAATGGGCTACAGCCGGAAAGAACATATAAATTACTGGTTAAGGCCGATATAAGTGGTAGTGAAGAAGTGGTTGTAGATAATAATATCCTATTTAAAATAGTAAGATAATGTCACAAGAGATAAATCTATATAAAGAAGTATACGGTCAGAATACATATAAAAGAGTAGTTGATACACAGTTTACTCAACTAGTACAAGCCACTACTGATCAAATAGAAGAAGACGATACTGTAGAGAGATTTTTTGAATTATATGAACAGTTATTCTTTCAAATACCGCTTACTGGAGAAATAAATTCACATGAATATTTAGTAAACAGAAGCTCAGAATATCTAGGGGGATCAGTTATAACAGATAATGAAAAAGCTTTAATTCAAGAAATTAATAGTTTAAGGCAGCAGTTATTAGAAGCAAATACCAATTTAATAGAGATAAGTAAGCTAGGATAATGGAAATAATAAATGTAAATTATTTAGGCTCTAACCCTGAATTTCAAGAATACAATAATAAAGACATTTCTTTAATTAATTATAATGTTATATCAAGAAATTTTGGAAATGGAGATGATTATATAGAATATTTTATATATGACCTAAACAATAATTTACTTACATCTAATTATAATGTAACAACATACTCGATAAAGAACGCTGATGTAGTTCTTAACGAAAGTAATATTCTTGTCCTAAACCCAGATCAAGATGTTATTAATGAAGGATTTGATAGAGGAGCAGTAAATATAACCTATAATTTCTTTAGAAAATTATTTAACAGCAGTGAACTTAGTAAGTTCTGGATAGGAGATATATCTAACGACAGAACAGAATTAAGAATATTTAGACAAGATCTATCTAATGACGAACTAGAGGCACTATTTAACGAATACAACCTGTATTCATCTACTAAAACATATTATCCGGACTTCTATTTAAATTTCGGCGATAATAAAACTATAATAGGAGTTAATATAGCATATGCATTAGTTGACAATCAAGCAAGTATATTAATTAAACTATACGAGCAACTGCCCGATATATTCACCGAAAAGGATACATTATGGCTGGTAGACAAGCTAAGCGAACCTGCTACATATAATATCGATATACAAGTTCCTGCTGAGCAGATTATTAATACTAATACTCTAAGAGGACCTAATTACGATATTGAAATCACTGAAAAAGTGGGTCAAACTATAGGATATACATCTTTAAATTCCCTATTTAGTAATTCACTATCATCATCATATAGACAGTTAAAAAGTTTAGTAGACGAAAAAGGATACGATATTAATGTCGAATATACTGATTTTAGTAAATTTATACACTTCTCATCTGCAGTTGAAAGAATTACTAATTTTGCATATAAAATACAATTAATTGAAAGCTACAACTCAGATATATTATCCCTTAATACAGTATTAGGAAATACCGGAACCATATCTAGCAGTGTTTCCCTACTACAGAATAAAATAGATGATATAGTAGAAAAATTTGACGGATATGAATATTACCTATATTTCAACTCAGGATCCGAAGTATGGCCTAAATCATCCAGTAATAAACCATATACACTTTATTCATATACAAGCAGTCAGGCTATTAATTGGCTAGGAGGAATAAATACAGTACCAACAGCAACTACTCATAGCATATTATATTCCGGATCAGTATACGACTCCAATAATAAAGACTGGGTATTAAATACTATACCATTATATCTAAAAGAAGATCCAAACAATCAACCATATCAGATTTTCTTAAGCATGATAGGTCAGCACTTCGATAACATATGGATTTATATAAAAGATATAACTAATAGGTATCAAGCAGATAATAGCTTAGACAAAGGGATTTCAAGGGATGAGGTAGGTGACGCTTTAAAGGATTTAGGTATTAAATTATATACCAATACCAACATATCTGACAATATATTTTATTCTCTAATAGGCACAGGTCCAACTAATAGCCTATTGCCTCCAACCGGTTCAGAATTAATAACAAGCTATGTTACTTCATCTGAAAAAACAATGCCTGCTGATGATATTACTAGTGAATACTATAAAAGAATATATCATAATATTCCATACCTACTTAAAACCAAAGGTACTAGAACAGGACTAAAATCCCTTATTAATTGCTTTGGTATACCGGACACTATTTTACGAATCAATGAATTCGGAGGATCTGATAAACTAGAATCTACCCCAGATCAAATACAAAACGATTTTATAACATCATATTGGAACAAAGGATCACAATACGTAAAAGTACCATGGGGTCCTTCTCAATTCGCATTCCTAAGTAGTAGTTACAACAACATCGTACCCGACACTATTGAGTTTAACTTTAGAAACATTTCAGGATATCCGACATCTAGTACTTATTATACTCAATCATTATTTCAAGTAGGAACTGATCAGAACCTTCAATTTGGAGTTAATTTACAATATAATCCATCATCCAGTATTCCAGGAGACCCCGATGAATATTACGGTAATATAAAACTATACCTTAGCGGTAGCTACGGATTCGCTACATCTAGTCTTATATCTCTTCCATTCTTTGATCCAACTCAATGGTGGAATATTATCATAAAAAGAGAAGTAGGAGGAATTGCAGGACTAAATCCCAGTATTAATAATATTTATACTGTATCAGTAAAAAATTCATTATACAATCAAGACGGAAACGTTAATATAGGATTTACAGGATCTTCAAGCATTATAGCATCAGGATCTACTTCATCTAGCTATAACAGTTCCTGGCAAACACATTATACAGGTTCATTACTACATAACGGATATTTAGGAGGTTACGACAGTAATAACGTATTATCACCAAATAATACAAGATATCAAGGATTATTACATGAATTTAGATACTGGATAGAACCATTATCCGAAAGTATTCAATCAATACATGCTCAAAACATTAACGCATACCCTGGTAACGATCCATCTTCATCACAATATTCATTAATATACAGATTACCTCTAGGTGACACTAAATATTACCCTACATCAGAACAAACGATTATAACTGATTATAATTATAACGGAGGTATATTAAGAAAATATAATGTATCCGGAAGTACAATAAACTCAATACACCCGGCAATTAGCGGCACTTTTTATATTTCATCATCCAATATAGAAGTTAGTAATGTAGGATCATTCATAAGCGCCAGTACATCTATTAGTTACGGACTATTTCAACCGACCGGATCTAAAGAATTTATATCAGAGCAGCTATATAACCTAATATCAACACCTTCTACAGGATTAAATCAAAAAGTAAATAATAAAATAAACGTTATACAGGAGCAGGAACTATCTGGAAGCTTGTTATCCAGAGATGTTACCCTTCAAATATATAACGATAATATATCAAGAAATTCATATGATATTGAAGTAGGTTTTTCACCAGCCGACCTAATATCAGAAGATATTGCAAATCAATTAGGATATTTTAACATTGATGAGTATATAGGGAAACCTTCAGATCAATACCAAGATATATACCAAGACTTACAGGTCTTAAGAAAGACATATTTTCAAAAATATATTAGCTCATTTAAACTATGGGATTTCGTAAGATTAATTAAATACTACGATAATTCTTTATTTAAAATGATGAAAGATTGGGTACCTGCAAGAGCAAATCTATCTACAGGTATTATAGTTAAATCTCACATATTAGAAAGACCAAAATATAAGAGAAATGAACCAATAGCCAGCTTCAATGAATATTCAGGATCAATAGATATGATATCCATATCAGGATCAAATCCTGAAGGTGAATACATAAATTCAGATTATATTGCTAGTATTACTACATCATTAGGATATATATCCCAGCCTAAGAATGATAAAAGAGAGCCATTTACCGGCGAATTCGGAGGATCCGAAATATATATAACAAACGGTGAATTTCTAGACTATGAAGTATCTAATATTATAACATCACAGTCAGCCGGATTTGTGACATATTCACTTAACCCGCTATTGAATAATGTTTCATCAAGTAGAAAATCAGATAATATATTAGATATAGATTATTCTTCAAACCCGAATATTCCGGTTAATAACGGTATAATAACCGGAGCTATAAATCAATACTATAATAGAGTACAAACATTTAATCCGGAGCTATTAAACAGTATATACTGGCCTTTTGCTGAGGTACAGGATTCTGATTATAGTTCATTTAGATATACTAATATTAGATATAGCGGAAGTAAAACTATAAGTAAACAATATAACGTTTATACTAGTGCATCTAGTAACTGGTCAGGAGATGATTCATACGGCAAAACCCCAGCAATCGATCACTATGTTAAAAAATTAGGACTATTCACTCAGGTAGAATCTAGCTCCATATTACCGGGAAGAAATAACGCATCTTTAATATACTTAGTAAACCAAGAAGGTGATTATGTTTCTCTAGATGAGAATAATAATAATTGGGAAGAAGTACAAAATACATTTAAAAAAGGATATTCTACTATAAATCTATTTGACACAGAAAAGTACTCTAATCAAAAAACAACTAACGGAGCTAAAAATATATTCGATAGCGGGTATTCCTATTATCCTATACTATATTTTACAGGATCAGCTAGTACTGCAAGTTTTGAAAACTCTGAAGGAAATTTAGCTTATTATGCTAAAGCTCAAAATTCCGGAAGTACTTATTTTATTAGCGGAAGCTCAGCATTAGATTTTCCGTTAATTACGTCCGGAAGTACAGTAATAGTTTCTAAATTATTCAATCAGGTAATTGAAGGAGCTGAATATTTTAGATCCGGAGGTATATCAGCAGGATCTGAAGCAACATATTCTGTGCAGGAAACAGCGGCTCACCAAATAAATACTTCCTTTGATTTTAATATATCAATATCAGATGCCGTTACTACTCCAATGACATGGAAATTAGAAGTACTTAACGGAAATACAGTAATAGGATCTGATACCGGATCATTTAATGTTGTACCGCCTACACCGTCATTACAAGTAGTCGTAAGCAGTATTAGTAAGAATGAAATATGTACTACATACATTGCCCCTATAACTGTTTACTCTAGTACAGATTCTATAAGTGAGGGATCTACAATATACACTAGTTCAGCCAAAACACCAGGAACAGAACTAACAGGACAATTGTTTATAATGCTGTATAGCAGCTTCCAAGATGTATTCGGTATAAGTTCATCAACAGGAGTAGTTCAATTTAACGAAGGTCAATGCTAATAATTAATATTATATAAGATGCCAAATATATCATTTTCAAAAACATTTAATGTAGACATACCATCAGTAAATCTTATTCAAGGTAATAATATTAAATTTAGATTAGTATTAGATACACCGGCTATAAATAATTTTACTGCATCATTAAGTCAAGGGAGTGCTACTATATCATCACTAGCTCCTTCAACAGGATACTCATCAGTATTTAGTCCATATATAGATGCAGTAGCCACCTCTGGAAGTGCTTCATCTATAATATTTACTTCCGAAATAACTGACTTTTACGGAAGTACATATCAATTCGAACCCAATCCTACCGATAATACCATACCGAGTAGTAGCCTGTATTCCACTTATGGAGATGTAGATTATCCATTCTTATTAAAACTATTCGATATATTTATTGTATATCTCTCCGACGGAACATTTGTTGAGTATAGAATCGTTGATGCTAGTATAGTTTCTAATAAATTAGAGGTAACATTAGATAAACCTATATCTAATTTATTAAAAAATAATATAACTAATAATACATTTAAAAGGATGACATTCTTAACTAGAGTGGAAGATGAAACAAATATAATTCTTGAATTTAAGAAAAAGAACGGTAAAACATCATATGGATTTATCATACCAGAAAACATAGACCCTGCAGTATTAAAAAATATAGATATAATATCTAAAGAAGTTCAATCTAAATTACTTAGCAACCAACCAATAGTTCAGGTAAACAGCATTGATACATTAAATGGTGGAGATTTTTAAAATTATTAATATTTATTATAGACAAAACATAAAAATATGGGATATTTAGATAATACCAGTGTAGTAGTAGACGCTATACTAACAAAAAAAGGTAGAGAATTATTATCACGAAACGATGGATCGTTCCGAATTACACAATTTTCATTGTCTGATGATGAAGTAGATTATACACTATATAATCCAAACCATCCTTCTGGCTCAGCATATTACGGTGAAGCTATAGAAGCTATGCCAGTATTAGAGGCTTTTCCTGATGATAACGAAATAATGAAATATAAGCTAATAACACTACCAAGAGGTACTGCTAAAATACCTGTGCTTGATATTGGTTATACATCTATTAGTCTTAAGCAAGGAGCTTCATTAGCAATTACCCCTCAAACATTAAACTATTTAGGTGCAACATCTACATTCGAACAATCAGGATATATTGCAACTATCGGTGACGTTAGGTTAATGTCATCATTTAACGGTACAGGAATTAATACAACCGAAGCTGTTTCTGCTAATTCTACTACAACTATTGGAACTAATGTAAGTAAAACAGTAATAGGTGCAACAATCAACCTAACAGCTACTACAGTCAATACATTATTCGGAACACAAACACAACTTCAAACCAATTTAATAGTTATCGGTAGAGATTCTGGAGCTAGAATTACTATTCCTATTACAATCATTAAACAACAATAATAGATATAAAACATGAGCTTTGTAAATATAGATCCAACAGACTTCGTAGTAAGTGCAGATTCAGTCACTGCACCAGCTTGGGGTACTAACCTACCAATATTAACACAATTTTATACGTCAAGTATTACTTCAAGTTCGCCTACATTTTATGTAGATGCATACGCATCTGGAAGTACTGACACTACTCCTCAATTTTCTATCGCTTACGGTCATCTTTCAGGATCAGGTTCAGAGTATTATAACGATTTAGTAATAGGATATAGTCCTTCTAGAACCACATATGGCCAGTACAGAACCCTAGTATACGGGGATGAAAACACTAATTTTAATTTCGGTACAGGAAATACTAATTCTAGTGATATATTAGTAATAAATGTCAATAGAAGTAAATATAAAGAAAAACTATTTCTATCAACATTTAATTTATACTTAAGCGGATCATCAGGCAGTGTTCAATTAACCAATAATAGCGTAACATCTACAGTAGTTAACTTTTTAGATTGCGGTAGGGTATATGATATCGTGAGCGGAAGCAACGGGTCGCCAACAACATCTACACCTGTTTCATCATCAAGCGTCTTAGCCGGATATACTCCTTCCGGATCATACGGATTATACTTGCCGGACGTAGGTCTAATCGTAGTAAATCCAAGAGCACTTGCATTACCATTCGTATCTGGAGGTATAGGATTAGCAATGGGTACATCTGCTAACACCAATCAAGCAAACTATTTAAAACTATATCAAGCTATTAAAGTAGGAGCTAATCCGGTTCTTAACACAGGATTCCAGCTCAATAGTGAAGAAACAATATCATCAGATTTTATATTTGTTAGGGTAAGAAATAGTGATTATAATTACAGCACAAATCCGTCTATGATTAGCGGCAGCGGGGAATTAGTATATCCGACATTAATTAATAATCCGCAAACATATATTACAACAGTAGGATTATATAATGATAATAACGATCTTTTAGCTGTTGCTAAGCTATCAAAACCATTAGTAAAAGATTTTACAAAAGAAGCATTAGTTAGAGTTAAGTTAAATTGGTAAATCGTAATGAACAATGAGTTCTGCAGTAAAATCAATAAGATCTTCAGATATAAGTACAGTTCCTTATAGAGTAAATAAACAATTTACTTTTGAAAGTAGTTCATTTTCACAAAATGGAATTATTGGTTATTTAGGATATCTTGAAACAGGATCTGCATTAGATCAATTAGATGAACATCAGCTAATATACTACTCAATAAGGCAGTTATATTATGGAGGTGAAATAACTAGCTCCATATTAATAGATAATACAAGCGGGTCACACTATGATAATTACCAGCAATCTACAGCTGCATCAGGAACGTTTGAATACGAAATAAAAAACTTTCCAACAGAAAATAGATCTGAAATAAGAGCATTATCTATTCCGCAATCATTATACGGTGAAAAATTAAAGCCAAGTACTTTTATATTACAGGATAATACTGGCAGTTATTACATAGTAGATGACAGTAACGGTAACTTATTCGATATTATAAGCTTACCTAATCCATATGTTGTTAACGGTGAAATTCAATCAAATTATTTTGAAAATGTAAACATTAATGCGCTACCGAAAGTAGGAAATGTATTTTACGCACATGGTATTGCTGTTATAACAAATCAAAATTATCTAAACATATTTCCAAAAGATTGTACACTAACAGGAGGAGTTGTATATCTCATTCCTACACCTACACCTACTCCAACACCAACAGCAACACCAACACCAACACCAACACCAACACCAACACCAACACCAACTGCAACTGCAACTCCGGTACCTCCTACAGCAACACCAACACCAACTGCAACTCCGGTACCTCCTACAGCAACACCAACACCAACTGCAACACCAACACCAACACCAACTGCAACACCAACACCAACTGCAACACCAACACCAACTGCAACACCAACACCAACTCCAACTGCTTATCAATATGGGTTATATGGTTATGCTGATAGTGCAGGAGAAGCTTGTAGTCAAACAGGAACTTATGTACAATTTGGCCCTCCTCAATTACAGGTATTTTCAACATCTGCTACACCTAGTGGTGTAACAATATTTTATAATGATAATACAATTCCACCAAATAATCCATATGTTCTTTCTGGAACTCCAGATGGTAAATATATATTATTTTCACTAGCATCTGATATCCCACCTGTTTATTATTTTGGATATTATAATAGAACAACTGGTGCTATAACTTCAGTTAATGCTTGTTAATAATATAAAATAAAAATATAATAAATAAAATATGTCATACACACTATCATTTAAATCAGAAATATCATTATATGAAGTTCAAGTAAGATGTCATGTAAATGAAAATGAATTTAATCTAACACAGAACCCCTCAGCAGTATCTGGTTCATCTGGTTCGTTATATGATTTTGTAACCGGCTCTGATTTTGATCCATATGTTACTTCCGTAGGGTTATATAGTCCAGCTAATGAATTATTAGTGATAGGAAAATTAGCTCAACCATTTAGAATGCCTTCAAATACAGATGTTACATTTATAATAAGATACGATAGTTAATAATTAAATTAATTGATATATTAAATAAAAGTAAACAAGTAAAATTTTTAATTTATAAAATAGTTTATGTTACAAGTCCATTCAAACTTTACTGTTGAAAATCTAATCAACAATGAAAATTTTAATATTAATAATTATGAAGGTTATATTTATATGACTTCATTTCTTGATACTGATAGACGATATATCGGTAAGAAAAATTTCTTTCATAATAATAATGTCAAATTAGGTAAAAAAGAATTAACAAATCTACCAATTACTAGAGGTAAAAAACCAACTAAAAAGAAAGTTACTAAAGAATCTGATTGGAAAACATATTATGGCTCTGCTCAAGAAGTTAAAGATTTATTAAAAGTTACTCCTAAAGATAGAATTGTGCGTTCTATACTTCATATTTGTAAAACTAAGAAAGAGCTAACATATTATGAATGTAAATATCTATTTCAATACGGTGTTTTGGAACAAAACGACAGATATATTAATGATAATATTTTAGGAAAGTTTTATAGAAAAGATTTAGTTTGATATCTGAAAAATAATAACTATATTTAGTTTATGAATAATAGTATGGTTTTATTAGGACTAGTTGAAAGCGTATTAAATAAAGGAAAACATACATCTAGAGCAAATTATGCATTTCATTGCCCTTTCTGTCATCACCATAAACCTAAGCTAGAAATAAATTTAGAACCTAACAGTAAAGGAGAAAATACATGGCATTGCTGGACATGTGATAGTAAAGGTAAAACTATATATTCTCTCTTTAAAAGACTGGATGTCTCTAAAGATAAATTAGATCAGTTAAAGTCACATATAAAATATATTCCCGCGGAGAGAGAAGGGGATACTAAGGAAGAATTTAAAGTAGAGTTACCTAAAGAATTTAAATCACTAATTAATCCAGCAGGTAATACTGTAACGTTAAGACAAGCTATAAAATATACTAAAAATAGAAATATATCAAACAGTGAAATTATAAAATATAATATAGGATACTGCAGCTCAGGTAAGTATAATAATTCAATAATAATACCATCATACGATAAAAACGGTAATATAAATTATTTTATATCTAGATCCTTTGAAATAGATCCTGCACGTAAGTATAATGCCCCTAGATGTAATAAAAATGAAATAATAGGATTAGAATATCTTATTAATTGGAATGTACCTATTATATTATGTGAAGGGATATTTGATGCAATAGCTATAAAACGCAATGCTATACCATTATTCGGTAAATCTATATCTCAGGCATTAATGATGAAATTAGTTGAAAATAACGTTAAAACAATTTATATAGCATTAGATAATGACGCCTTAAAAGATGCATTAAAGCACTGTGAGAAGTTAATAAATCTAGGTAAACAAGTATATCTGATACAACTATATGATAAAGATCCATCAGATATTGGTTTTGAACAATTCACAAAATTATTACACACCGCAACTCAATTAACCTTTAGTGATTTATTTGCTAAAAAGGTAGAACTAACTTATGGATAATGAAATTCAATTAGCAAAAGATTCAAATATAATATTAGATCCAAATATAAAAAGACTAGTAGAATATAGTGAAGACTCTAAGCAGATTAATATACTAGATACTAGATTTTATAAAAGGAACGATAAATTTTATCCATCCGTAACATCAGTATTAAACTATTTTCCTAAAAATCAATTTTTTTATGGATGGTTAAAAGATGTCGGACACAATGCAGAAATTATAGCTAATAAAGCAGCTAGTGAAGGCACTGCAGTGCATAAAGCGGCTGAGAAATTACTAAAAGGAGAAACAATCAACTGGATAGATAGTAGAGGAAATGTTATATATAATCTATTAACATGGAAAATGATACTAAGATTTGCCGATTTCTGGGAAACAAACAAACCAGAATTAATAGCAATGGAATATCACTTATTTTCTGATGAACATGAATATGCCGGTACAGGTGATATTATATGTAGGTTTAATGGAGAGATATGGCTAATAGATATTAAAACATCTAATTACCTACACACAAGCTACGATCTACAGTTAGCCGCATATGCAAATGCATGGAACGAAACACACAACGAGTCTATAACACAAACAGGAATTATTTGGTTAAAAGCACATACACGAGGTTCAGATAATCAAGGTAAGAAAATTCAAGGTAAAGGATGGCAGTTAAAAGAAGTAGGTGAAATTGAAAAAAACTTTGATATGTTTAAAAAGATATACGATATTTACAAGCTAGAAAATCCGAATATGAAACCCTATAGCGAGACGTTACCAACATCGGTTAAGCTATCATAAATAATTACTATTTATTATAAAGGCATAATTATGATTAAATTAACAGATATACTAAATGAATTACTTATTGAAGGCGGAAATGTATTTAACGATACATCTCCAATTAAAAAGGAAAATATAGATCCTACATTAAATGTATTTATAACTGAATTATCAAATATATTTCCTAAAAAAGTTGCATCTTTTAGGAAATTTGAAACACTAGGATCAGTAGGTAAAAAGCCAGTATCTGGTGATATTGACCTAGCATATGATATAGAAAATCTTATGCCTAACGGTAAACCAGATCTTGTAGGATGGGGAATCGATCCATATGAATTTAGAATATCTGTAGAAAAAATACAAAAAAGAGCTAGAACAGCTACATTACAACAATCACAGTTAAAAGCTATGATTGAATTTATCGGTAGTAAAATAAATGAAACTAGTGATAATATTCAAGTAGATTTAAAGCAGTCTGGATCCGGATCAATGTTTTGTAAAGTAATACAATATGATATTACAGGAGATGAAACTAATAAAACAGTACAGGTAGATGTTAATATAGGTGATGCTAAGTGGTTAAGATTTAGCTACTACTCAGCAACATATAAAGGAAACGTAAAAGGGCTTCATAGAACTCAATTACTGGTAGCATTGTTTAATCATAAAGGTAAAATGTTTAAACACGCACAAGGAGTATTAGATAGAGACACTAGAGAGATAGAGGCTAAAACTCCGGAAGAAACATTACAGTTATTAAATAGATTATATAGAATAAATTTAGATCAATCTACATTAGATGATTATTTTAAGCTGATGGAAGTGCTTAGAAAGAATTTAGCTGAAGATGATTTACATAGTATATATGATATATACTTAAAAATATTAGACTCTACTAGAGCAGATATACCAGAAGATTTACAACAATACTGGATAGAAAACAAAGAAAGATTAGGACTAAAAGGTAACTATTTACCAGAAGATTCAAAATTAATTCAATATAAAAAATAAATGTCAGGTTCAGCAGGAGGTAATAGAGTAACAAGAAATGCAGTTCAAAGAACTGTAGATTCATACATTAAAAATATACTAAGTAAATACCCAGCATATAAAGATGCTAAGATATCTGGGTCATATAACACAGGAGCAAAAGAGGATTTTGGTGATATTGACCTAATTGTTACATTACAAGGGGAAGATAAAAAAGCTATTAAACAAGATTTAGCGTCTTTTTTTAGTAAACAACCTGATGATATAATCATACCATTTAAAAGTGATAAATATAAAGGTAAAAAATCACTATCTACAGGAGAAATAGTAACAATATTATATCCTATAGAAGGATTAGAAGGTGAGTTTGTTCAAATAGATAATATGATATCTACTTCTGATGAAGAATCTACCTTTAAAAAATCCTTTTTAGATTATCCTGCTGAAATTCAAGGATTATTATTAGGATTAGTTAAAGTTGTATTAATAGAAGAAGATCCAACAGAAATTTTTAATAGACTATATATAAAGAACATATCTAAATTAGAAGATAATCAAGAATTCGAATTTAATTTATCAAGTGCAGGTCTAACATTACGTAAAGTAACCTTAACACCAGAATACAAAGAAACAGCAAGAGAAGATATTTGGAAGAGCTCTAACTGGGAAGATGTAAGAAAACTACTTAAGAACTATAAAATAGATGAAGATTTTGAAACTCTATTAAATAGTTTAACCAATAATTTAAAAAATGAACGTTCTAAAAACAGAATAAAAGGTATTTTTAAATCAATGATATCTGTAAAATCTGGAGAAGTAGGAACACCAAAAGGAGATAAAAAAACACAATCAATACAAAAAGTTCAAGATTTATTAGAATTTATGAACAATATAGGTAAAATTATTGCAGAAGATGTTGTAAATGAACCAGGAATGTGCTTCTATCCAGGAGGATTTAAACCACCTCATAAAGGTCATTTCGAAGCAGCTAAAGATTTAGCATCTAGAAACTATATAACCCAGGTAAATGTTATTATAGGTCCTAAAGAAAGAGACGGAATAACTGCAAAGGAAAGTTTACAAATATGGAAATACTATTTACAAGCAGAACCTAATCCAAAAATTACAGTTAAAATAGCCGATACTGTATCACCCATTAAAGATATATATGATTTTATTGCAGTTCATCCTGAATTAAACCCAGTATATGTAGCAGGAGGTAAAGATGAAGTAGATGACTTAGGGTATTTTAAATCATTAACTAAAGCTTTCGGAGAAAGAGTAATACCAATACCTATTGAAGAGAAATTTGGTAGAATATCTGCATCATATACAAGAAATCAACTAAGGGCAGGTGATATTGAAGCGTTTAAGCAAACCCTTCCGGATTCAGTAATACAAAAAGGATATTTTGATGATATATTTAAAATGCTATCGCCGATAATTAAAGAAAACTTTGAGATTAACTTAGCAACTAATGAGAATAGTACTATAAAGAAGTACCTAGAAGAGTTTGCTGAATATTGCTATGATGTCCTAGATATTAATAATAGACCGCTAATAAAAGTTATAACAGATGATTCATATACTGAACAATATAATAGCTTCGGAGGGTACTCACCATTAGAAAATCAAATATACATTTCAGTAAATAAAAGAAATCTAGCAGATATATTAAGAAGTTTATGTCATGAAATAGTTCATTCTAAGCAAAATGAAATTAATATATTATCTCAAGAAGATGGTTCAACAGGGTCAGATATAGAAAACCAAGCAAACTCTATAGCCGGTATTATTATGAGACATTACGGTCAATTAAAACCAGAAATATTTAAATTAAGTCAGGTTCTAAGTGAAGGAATGACAAAAGTTAAAACATTACAAAATATTGTTAAAAAGCACCATATTAAAAATGAAAATTCATTGATGGATGAATTAAAAAAAGGAATAGAAGTAGAAAAGGAACATACAACAAATAAAAAAGAGGCAGTTAAGATAGCTTTAGATCACCTATATGAAGATCCTAAATACTACACTAAGCTATCATCACTAAATTTATAAACATGAGTAATTCAGGTGAGTTAAAAAAAGAATTTGCACAAAAAGATGTGCAAAGAATGAGAAATATAATAACAGGCAGAACAGGAGAAAGAACATCTGTTCAATCTGGTTATGAAAAACAAAAGGCATATTATAAAGAAGGAGATATTTGGGAAGAAAATAACAAGCAATGGACTATAAAAGATGGTATCAAGCAGTCTGTTACCAAATTTGATAAATTAAAAAAATTAGTTGTATTACCATACTCATGTCCTGAATGTAATAAGCATATGTCTGCAACAGAATTAAACAAAAAAATGTATAGTATACATAATATGTGCTTTGATTGCGTGATAAACATGGAAACAAAATTAAAAATTGAAGGCAAATATATGGAATATCAAAAATCCTTATTAAATGCTAATAAAAACGATATATTAATAGACCTTGAACAAGTATTAGATAACTGGATCAATGAATCAGATTCATTTATATCAGAAGACGGTGTAGTAGAATCATGGTCTAAAGGTAAAGGTAATGAAGAATTTTACAGAATTAGTAAGGAAAATATTAAAAAACTAAAAGAGAAAGAAATATAGATATTTATTAATAAAAAATACTTTTATTATGCCTGCAAAAAGTAAAGCACAACAAAAATTCATGGGTATGGTTCATGCATCACAAAAAGGTGAAATGAAACCTAAAGGTGCAGTATCAAAAGCTGCTAAATCTATGACTAAAAAATCAGCAACTGATTTTGCCTCAACTAAACATAAAGGACTACCTGAAAAATTAAAAGAAGGTGTAGGAAAAGGAGAACCAATTTTTTTTCATTATGTTTTAGAACCAGAAGATCACACATCTAAAATATCAGACCTAGTACATGGAGTTCATGTTGTTAAATTCGGAAAAGAAATGGGTGAAGGTAAATTTGAAAACGATAAAGGTATTGTTGGTAAAATTTATGGATATTACATGGATGAAGAAGAAGCAAGTGATACAGCTAAAGAATTAGTTAAAGGACTTCATGAAACAGCATCAATGCTAGAAGCTAAAAAAGCTACAGTTACTGATGCTTTACAGAAAAAAATTGACGAATTGCAGAAAAATGCAGAAGAACATTTAAAATTAGCTAAAAAAGAACCGGAAAATGGTGAGAAACATCACGATAAAGCTCAAGCAATATTAGCTAGAATAAAAGTATTAAGAAAAAAGCATAAAATGGTAGAAGGATCTAAAAGAGAAATTATATCATTAGAAGAAACTGAAAAATAATGGAGTCAATTAATCAATTAATCTCAACTATATTCGCTTCTAGAACACAAGCACATATATTTCACCTACAAACCAGATCATTCGCCCAGCATCAAGCACTAGGAGCGTACTATGACAGTATAATTGATTTAGTAGATAGATTTATAGAATCATATCAAGGTAAATACGGTATAATTAGAGGGTATTCATCACCTGCAATATTCAGAGAAGATGATGATACAGTAAAATACTTTGAAGGATTAGTTAAATTTGTAGAATTAAATAGAGAAAGAATACCTCAAGATAGTTATTTACAAAATCAAGTAGATGAAATAGTATCATTAATAGAATCTACATTATATAAGTTAAAAAGTTTAGCATAATACATGGAAAAGGTTAATGAAGCAAAAAGTACTTGCTGCGGTAAATGCGGGCACATGCATGTTAAAGGTACTTCATGCCCTAAACCCTTCCTAACTGGTAAACGTCACTGCAGAAATCGTAAAAACGAAAGTATAATTAAAGGTTCATTAAGTGAATTACTAGAAGATGATTGCTGTTCAAGAAATATTATTAATGAAGGTCCTCAATTAATAAAAGAATCATTACTTTCAGAAGGATTACAGTATCATATCGATAATAATCTGCCTTTAAGAGAAAATACTTACCGTCCTTTATCTGATAATTACTTTGAATTATTCAGAGAAGCAAGAAAATTATATACCGAAGGTTTACTAAAAGTAAGCGAAGAAGATGCCGAGCTATTAGAATCTAATATCGGTGAATTTGGAGTTTATAACGGAGTAACAGTACCGTTAGATTATGTTTTTGATATAGATGAACTAATCAATGAGATAAAACATAGAGGTAAAGAGGTAAAATTAAATAAACCTAAAAGAGGAGGATCTAAAAAGTTTTATGTTTACGTAAAAGATCCTAAATCTAAAAATATTAAGAAAGTATCCTTCGGAGGTACTACAGGATTGAATGCAAAAATAAATAATCCTGAAGCAAGACGAGCTTTTGCTGCCAGACATAAATGTGCTCAAAAGAAAGATAAAACTAAACCAGGATACTGGGCATGTAGATTACCTCGTTACGCAAAACTATTAGGAATGAATACAACTTTTGGAGGATTCTGGTAACATGATTAAATTAGGCGATATATTAAACGAGCTTCTTTGTGAAAAAGAAGATAGATGTAAACGTATCGCCGATAAAAGATATGATAAACCATCAGCTTATAAATCCGGCGCAATAGTAAGATGCCGTCAAGGTAAGATCTGGAAAGATTTAAAAGAAGAAATAGAAGATCCAACTATTGAATGTGAAAACTGTAATCATAGTTGGAAAGTAAGTCAATCAGATCCATCCGATTTATATATTTGTCATACATGCGGATTTGATAATAGTAATGATTTAAAAGAAGAAGAATCATTACATAAATGGTTTTCTAGACAAGGCGGAGAAGGTAAATCTAGAGGATGGGTTGATTGCAATACATGTAAGAAAGATCCTAAAACCGGTAGAAAAAAATGCAAGCCTTGCGGTAGACAAAAAGGTGAAGATCGTGCAAAGTATCCTTCTTGCCGACCAACACCATCACAATGTACAAGGGAAGGAAAGTGTACAACTTGGGGTAAAACAAAATGATAAAATTAGTAGACTTAATTAAAGAAGAAAAAATTACCGACGAAAAATTCGAAGAATTTGCTGTTACTAGAGGTAAAGGTGCTGCTAAAATAGCATCAACTGCTCAAGAAAAAGGCGGATTATCATTACTAACTTGGCATCATTTTAAAGTAAAAGCCCCGTACTATAAAAAAGCTGAAGAGGGTAAATTTGATAAAGAATCAGGTATAAAAGAGTTTGAAAAAACCTTAAAAAGTATATCCTTGAATATGACTCAAATAGAATTCCAAAGAGAAGTAGGAAGATTAGAAGTTCTAGGTGAGCTTATCATTAAATCTAAAAAATAAAGATAATGCTAAATGAGAACATTCCATTTTTTAAATGTCTCGTAAAAGAATCTTACTTCACAAAAAATCCAAAAGATTCTAATAAGTATCATAATGCTTACGCTTTCGGAATACAATCAATAACAGGTAAAATTCTCACCTTCCATATCATGACTGATTACGGAATGTTAAGATCCAGAGTACCTCTATCAGAAATCTATTTAAAAGAACCTAAAAAAGATATACCATATTATTATAAGCAATTATGGGATTGTTTTGATAACGATGTATCTATTACAACTTATAGCTTTTTAAAAGAAAATAAATGTAAAGTTATATTAAGAGATAAGACTTATGTCTGGGCGACATATTTATTTACAGTAGATTGGCAAAACAATCCATATTCAGACGAACCTACTGATTATAAATGCGGACATGTATTAGTATCTGATGATGGATACTTATTATGTATGCCTAATAATAGGATATTCTGGAAAGATTCTAACTGGATTACTAAAGATTTTCCAATAGAACCAAAAAGTATTAAGGTAGATACAGAGCTATTATCTGTAGAATCAGTATCAGATAGATGGGTAACTGAAGATACAGATTCCTTTTATTATGACATAAAAGAAATAAATAATGATTAAAATAATTGATATATTAAAAGAAGCACTTTCGGAAAAAAAACGAAAAGGATTATGGTATTATATTAATCGTAAAAAGAAATTAGGAATAAAATCATCACCTAAAAACTCTAAAAAATATAAAGCAGCAGTAAAAGCAGGTAAAGAATTATCTAATGAAGGAATTGATGATCCTGTAGAACCAGGCATTCTTAAAAAAAGATTAGGTAAGTTATCTTGTACTAGAGTTAAGGCTGAAAAGGCAAAATTAAAAGATAAAGGTACTCACTACGCAAAAGCACTACAAAGATATATAAACTATCACTGTTAATAATAATGAATCCATATAAAGATTTAGAAGTTACAGATTTTTACATTATAAGAGAATTCTATCAAGATATAAATCCAATAGAACTAAAATGGCACAGGGATAATGAAAATAGAATTATAGAAATTCAAGGTAATACTGATTGGAAAATACAACTAGAAAACAATTTACCAGTATCTATAAATGATCCGATATTTATACCTAGAGGATCATACCATAGAGTTATAAAGGGTACTAATAATTTAAAATTAAAGATATATAAAAAGTGAAAAAACAATTAATTAACGAAGCATTCAGATTGCAGCAGCTAGCTGGTATTCAGCCTATTAATTCTTTAAATGAAAAATTAGATGATGTTGGACGTGAAGATTCTGATGTCGATAATGATGGAGATGAAGATGAAAGTGATGAATTTATACTTAAACGCCGTGAACTTATTAGTAAAAATATGAGTGAAGGTGAAGATCACGAAGTAGCAATGGCTCAATCAAGTCTAAAAGCTATTATTAGCTCAGCTTCTCAATTAATGAATAAAATAGGTCAGGAAGAAATTAATATACCTGCCTGGATTCAGGATCACATTACCAATTCAGAAAACTATATCGAACAAGCTAATCAAGGATATCATCAATTATGTGATAAAGGAGAAGAAGATGTTGAAGTATCTATAATGTAAAGAATGAAGAAGAAAGAAATATTAAGGTATATTATTAAAGAAGAAGTAACTAGATTCTTAAAAGAACAAGAAGAATCTGTACAGATTACTTTTGAAACTAATCCGTTAGAATATATTTTAATAAAATATCCTTCACTACAAAAGACATTAATTAATCTAATGTCGGATGCATTTAAAGACTATCTGACAGGAGTATATATAATGGCTCCTAAGCCGACTACATTTAAAATACTACTACATAACGGTCAATATTTTTACCTAACATATTTAGGTAAAGCATATGAATGTGAAGTATCCGGTAGAAAGTATTATTTAATGGGTATTGGAGAAAAACAACGAGCAATATTAGCTATAGCTAATTTATTAAAATTAGGAAGGCCATCCTCAAGTGAAGGGCCTTCAAGTGAAATATCGGCTGGAGAAGAAGCTACATCTCCTGCAGCAGAGACTCCACCTTCTCAAGCTGAAGAAGAGAAAACTGAATCATAAGTTGATTAATTGAGATATTATAGTTATTATTAGCTACTGAAATGATAAAACTGAGCAATATATTAAAAGAGGTTATGAAAGAAGATGATAAAGAAGTATTATCCGGTAGCACTATCTACGATGATGTAATTAAAAAAGAATTAAAAGTAGAAGAGATACCAAGTGTTAAAGGTAAATATAAATTAGGAGTTTCTGGAAAGATAAATCCAGCTGATTTACAAATATTTAAACAACTATATAAAGTATCACCGCCTAGAAAAAACAAAGAAATAGGATCTGCAGGATCTCAAGGATCTGGAAACGGAGAAATAGCATTATATTGGTTATTAAAAGGTAGTGGGTATAATGATATTATAGATTCTAGAGAAAATAATCAACCGGATTTAAAAATAGGAAATGTAGGCATTGAGGTTAAATCTGTAGATACAAAAACATTCCAGCTAGGTAGATTTGCCTCTGTACAGCCTATTAAAGGATTATTAAACAGTCTATTTAGCATATCAGAATTATTACAGGATGTAGAACATTCAGAAAAAGAAAATGTAGTAGCTGAAATTAAATCTAAAACAGTAGATTCTAGTAATTTTAGTATTGAAGATATTAAAAATGCATGTAAATTATGTATAGATTTTTTTAATCAAATTAAAAAACATAAAGATTTAACTGTTTTTCCTATAGTTAAAAACGCATATAATAAAATTAGAATATTATTTGATCAGATACCTAAAGATATAGATAAACACACTCCAGAAACCCTAGCAGCCGGATTACTTAAATTATTATTAATAGGATTACTAAACAATAAACCAGGAATCGGAGGGTATTTTATTAATATAAAAGAAGATGGTGAACTAGAATGGTACAAAGTTACAGAAGAAAATATTAGTAAAATATCTAACGAAAAAATATTAACTAAAGCAGCTATCAACATTAAACAATCATCTGTATCTATCAAACCAGAATTATTTTTCGGTAAAAGTTGATAATATAAATAATTTTTCATATAATTAGTTATAAATAAAGTCATGAGTAAACAAGAATCAAGCCGAATTAAATCATTTAAAACACCTGAAGGAATAAAAATTAGTACATATATTTCTCAAGGAAAGAAACCTACCTATCATTCATTAGAAGGACCAGCGATTAAGTATCCTAAACATATGAAAAAATCAGATGAGTATTTTATATATGGTATTCCATATTCTAAAGAAAGATGGTTAGAATTAAAGAACGATGTTAAGGTAACAACCAATCCGTTTCCTACAGATAACGTTTAATTACATTTTTATGATATTTATTATAAAATATTTATTATGGAATTTAACTACAAGCAATTCTTAACCGAAAACAAATTAACTAACCAGTCTAAAGTTAAATCATTATTTGAAAATAAAATAAATGAAGAAGAAGATAATGATGAATTTCAAGATGAGCCTAATTCAAAAGACATTAAACCCAGTAAAAGCACCGATAATTTAGCTGAAAAATTATATCAATTAGCTTCATTATTAAAGCGTAAAGATGAATTAGTGTCTAAATTTAAATCTAATGAAATTAATTTCGATCAATATAAGCAAATGATCGGCAATATTCCACAGAAGATTAAAACTTTAAGAGCAGATATTGAAACATTAGAATCGCAAGCAGCAGGGAATATGGATGAATCTAAAGATAAAAAACATATGCAAGAAGTATCTTATGAAACTTTAGAAAGAATGGAAGGGTTAATAAATAGAAGAGATCTAGAACTATTTAAAAATTCTTTAGAAAATATTACGAATGAATTGGAACAAGAAGGTTTTGAACTTTCTGATATTAAAGCATATATACAAAGAGAGCTTGATGAAATATTAGGAATATATAAATAAAATAATAACATTAGTTATAGGTTACTATAATATTTATATATATAATAATTTATATAACCTAATGTTATGTCTCAAGATAATACGCCTAATCAACTATCAATAAAAGAAGCAATTAAGCAGGAATTTGTTAAATGTGCAACAGATCCTGCTTATTTTATGCGCAAATATTATATGATCCAGCACCCCAAAAGGGGTCGAATACAGTTTGCATTATATCCATTTCAGGAAAAAGTACTAAAATTATTACAAAACAATGAATATACAATAACTAACAAATCAAGACAGTTAGGTATATCAACGTTAGTATCTGCATATTCTCTATGGTTAATGTTATTCCATAGAGATAAAAACGTATTAGCTATTGCAACCAAACAGGAGACAGCTAAAAATATTGTAACTAAAATTAGGTTTGCATATCAATCTTTACCAAACTGGTTAAAAATAAAAACAGTTGAAGATAACAGGTTAAGTCTAAGATTAGCGAACGGTTCACAAGTAAAAGCTGTTGCAGCATCACCGGATGCAGGCCGCTCTGAAGCTGTATCATTACTTATATTAGATGAAGCAGCCTTTATTGAAAACATTGATATAATATTTACAGCCGCTCAGCAAACATTAGCAACTGGAGGGCAATGTATTGCTGTTTCTACACCGAATGGTACTGGTAACTGGTTCCATAAAACATTCTCAGCATCTCAATTAAGTGAAAATAAATTCATACCCATATCATTACCTTGGACAGTTCACCCGGAAAGAAATCAAACATGGAGAGATGAACAAGATAAAATCCTAGGTATAAGAGCAGCAGCTCAAGAGTGTGACTGTTCATTCACCACATCGGGTGAAACAGTAATTGAACCTACAATATTAAACTGGATAGAATCTAACACAATAGAAGAGCCTATCGAGAAAAGAGGAATGGATGGTAATCTATGGATATGGGAACCAGTTGATTATAATAAAAATTATGCAGTAATAGCTGACGTTGCAAGAGGAGATGGAAAAGATTACTCTGCATTTCATATTGTTGATATCGAATCAAACACCCAAGTAGGAGAGTATAAAGGTCAAATAGGAACTAGAGAATATGGTAATTTATTAGTAGGTATTGCAACAGAATATAATGATGCATTACTAGTAATAGAGAATAATAATATAGGATGGGACGTTGTTCAAACAGCAATTGAAAGAGGGTATAGAAACCTATATTACTCACCATCATCTGATCTAGCACTAACAAATGTAGAGATGTATCTTAATAAATTTAACTCCGGAAACGGAATGGTACCTGGTTTTTGTACGAATTTAAAAACAAGACCTCTTGTTATTTCGAAATTAATCTCTTATCTTAATGAAAGGTCTTTAACAATAAAGTCTAAAAGAACACTATCAGAACTAAGAACCTTTATTTGGAAAAACGGCAGAGCACAGGCTATGGATTCATATAACGATGATCTAGTCATACCGCTATCTATAGGAATGTTCTTAAGAGATACGGCTTTAAAATTTATGCAGACAGGCGAAGACTTAGCACGAGCTTCACTAAATGGAATGGGTAAAACAGGTAATAATGGCGGGTTTCAAATTTATAGTCCTAGTGATTATGGAGGTCAGAATCCATGGAATCAAACTAATATTTACGGCCAACAAGAAGATCTTAGTTGGTTAATATAATATATTTATATTTATAACAAATGGCAGAATCAAACGTATTTAGTAGATTAAAAAGATTATTCTCTACAGATGTAGTAATAAGAAATATTGGTGGGAACCAACTTAAAGTAATAGATACCGATCGAATTCAAACAAACGGCGTATTACAAACCAATGCCCTGGTCGACAGGTTCAATAGAGTATATACTACATCAAACTCATACGCATACAACCTTAACACTAGTCAGAACTATCAGACTATGCGCGTCCAGCTCTACTCTGACTACGAAGCTATGGATACAGACGCTATTATTGCATCAGCATTAGATATTGTATCTGACGAATGTACACTAAAAAATGAACAAGGAGATGTGCTTCAGATTAGGTCATCTGATGAAAACATTCAAAAAATACTATATAATTTATTTTATGATGTATTAAATATAGAATTTAATTTGTGGTCATGGATTAGAAATATGACCAAATATGGAGATTTTTATCTTAAATTAGAAATTGCAGAAAAAATAGGAGTATATAATGTAATTCCATTCTCAGCGTATACAATCGTAAGATTAGAAGGTATCGATATTAGTAATCCTTCTTATGTACAATTTAAATTTGATCCGACTGCAGTATCAGGAGGCACTTCTGGATATATGGCAACATATTCTGGAATGATAGAAGGTAAAGATGGAATAACATTTGAAAATTATGAAATGGCACATTTCCGCTTATTAGGAGATGTAAATTATTTACCATACGGAAGGTCCTATTTAGAGCCTGGAAGAAAAATATTTAAACAAATGGTGTTAATGGAAGATGCGATGTTAATTCACCGTATAGTAAGAGCACCAGATAAAAGAGCATATTATGTTAATGTTGGAGCTATTCCTCCTAATGAAGTAGAGACGTATATGCAAAGAATGATCTCTAAAATGAAGAAAATTCCTTTTGTAGATCCAAATACAGGTCAATATAATCTTAAGTATAATATGCAAAATTTACTTGAAGATTATTTTATACCAGTTAGAGGTAACGATACATCTACTAGAATAGAAACTGTACCCGGATTACAGTATAACGGAATAGAGGATGTTGCATATCTAAGAGATAAATTATTTGCCGCATTAAAGATCCCTAAAGCGTTTATGGGATATGAAAAAGATCTAACAGGTAAAGCAACCTTAGCTGCAGAAGATATAAGATTTGCAAGAACAATTGAAAGAATTCAAAGAATCGTACTATCGGAGCTAACCAAAATTGCACTAATACATTTATATACTCAAGGATATACAGCAGAATCACTAACAAATTTCGAACTATCCCTTACTACTCCATCTATAATATACGATCAAGAAAGAGTAGCGTTAATGAAAGAAAAAGTAGATTTAGCAGCTCAAATGACTGAAAACAATCTATTTCCTAGTGACTGGATATACGATAATTTATTCCACTTAAGTGAAAATGAATATGACGAAATTAGAGATTTAATATTAGAAGACAAAAAGAGACAATTTAGGTATACTCAAATTGAAACCGAAGGAAACGATCCTTCAGAGTCAAATCAAGCATATGGCACCCCACATCAAATCGCAAGTCTATACGGAGGAAACTCAGTAAGAACTGCCGCATCAAAAGTACCTTTAGGATATAACGAAAAAGACCCGAGTGAGCCTATTAAGGTACCAGGAAGGCCTCAATCTAGGGCTTCATTTATAAACACTGCAGATGATCCACTAGGTAGAGATAGAATGGGCTCATACGATATGAAGGCAAAACCATCATCAGGAGAGGATGCTACAGGTAAAACAAAATATATTGGAGGCTCACCTTTATCGTTAGAAAGTAAACAAGCGCAAATAGTTTATTATACTAATAAATCAATGTTTGATAAAATTAATGTAAATCACAAAGTTAATTTATTTGAACAAAGTGATTTACTAGACGAAGATAATATTATTAGTGATATTCAATAATGTACATATTTATTATTAGTATATACTATTTACATGAGTACTATTAAAAAGCATTCTAAATATAAAAACACCGGAATTCTGTTTGAACTATTAGTAAGACAGGTAACCTCCGATATGATGTCCAATCAAGACTCTAAAGCAGTATCTATTATAAAAAAATTCTTTAAAGGAACAGAAATGTCTAAAGAATATTCATTATATAATACCATTATTAATGCACCTAAACTTAGCGAAGGAAAATCTGAATCATTAATTAACGTTGTATTAGAGCAGAGTAAAAAATTACAAAAAGACAAATTAAATAAAGAAAAGTATAATCTTATTCGAGAGATTAAAAAACATTACGATGTAGAAAACTTTTTCAAAGCTAAAATTGATAATTATAAATTATCTGCTGCTATATATAACCTAATAGAATCTACCAATGATAAATCCTATACAGATACAAAAACTATTGTTGTAAATAAATTAACTATTTTAGAACACGTAACTAAAGAGTTAATGAATGAGAGTAAAATAGAGAAAAAAGCAGTAGAAGAATTTATGAAGGAAGATAAAGATATTAGAATTCTTGCTTATAAAATACTAGTAGAAAAATTCAATACAGAGTATAACAGCCTATCTGATGAACAAAAATCAATACTAAAAGAATATATAAATAATATATCAGATACAAAACAACTAAAGGTATTTCTAAATAATAAGATATCAGAAGTTAAATATGAAATAGAAAATTTAATACCTAAAATAGAAGATAAAGTTACTACAATTAAACTAAATGAAGTAGTAACTCTTATAAAACCTATTTCAGAAAGACAATCAATAAAAGAAGATAATTTAGTTTCGTTAATGCAGTATTATGAATTAGTTAAAGAAATTAAACTATCATTAAAATGAATAACGATAAGCTAAAACATTTTATTAAAAAGCAGGTATTAGAGTATATAAAGGTTGAAGAAGAGTCTTCAACTGGAGGTGAAGGTTATTTAGGTAAGACTGCATATAATCCAAATAAGAAAGCACAAGGAACAGCGCATAATTATTTAAAAAATAAAATGGGCTGGAAAGATGCACCGTCAGTACCTAACCGTCCTTCTAAAATGATTGATTATATACAACTGTTTGAAGATGATAATGAAATAGAAACTATTCAAGATCCAAGAATTAAAGAATTAACAAACGAAAACTACTCTAAATTTAGAAACGAAACTAAAACCAGATCTAAATCAGAACATTACCATAAAGCAATTTTAGAAGTTAAAAAAAGAACTAACGAGCTTAATAAATTATTAGAATACGCTATCAGACTAAAAGAAGAATTGAACCAGGTTGACGAAATTAAGTCATCTAGGCACACTTTAAATGCATTAGATAAGGTTACCGAAAACATTAAAGAGGTATATATCAAAGCTAAAAAATTAAAGTAAATCGCAAAGGTTAAAGGAGGAAGAGCAGCTAATACAGGAACTAAAGTAACATTTGGTAAGAGAAGAATAGGTAAATTTAAAAAAAGACAAAACAAACACAGCAGTGTAGGTAAAAAATATAGAGGACAAAGTATATAATTAAAATATGAAACCAATACAAAATCAATATCAGGACCTTTTAGAAGGTAAAATGTCTAAACATAACTTTTTAAATAATATTAAAAGTACATTATCACAATATGTTTCTAAAGGAAATTCCTACGAAGACGCTATTAGCATATTAAAGAGTAAAAGAATATTGTCTGAAGTTAAACCTAATGAAATAGATACAGTACAAGACAAAAAAGGAAACTTTACTAAACGAATCAAATTATCTGATAAAGATAAAAAAACTGTTGGAAAAGTTCAAGCGTTAATGGCTAAAGAAAAACCATTAAAAGAAATGTTCTCATCATCTCTAAAGCCAAATAGTAGTTATGAATATAGCGGAGGTGCAGAAACAGAAATATTAAAATATGTTGGTAAAAGACAAGATAATCCTGATATCAAAGTAGGATCTAGTATGGGTAAAGGACATATCTTTCAATGGCCTGATGGTAAGTATTTTGAATTAGGTCCAATATCTGTTATGAAATATATTAACAAGATAGATAATGAAGAGGATGAAGAGATAATTAATAGATATGACCGTGAACAAGAAAAACATGCATTACCTGGTGGAAATATATACGAAAGTGTTGAAATGCCTGCAAATCTAATAGCAGACATTGATAAAGTAAATCCACTTGAATATAATACAGGATTAGATTATGAATTAGATTTATCAGGAGACTTTTCAGCAGAGAGCTTAGTTAAATGCGCTAAAAAAGTTGTTAAGAATTTAAAGAAAAATCCTATATATTATACTAATTTAAAAGCTGAATTAACTCAGAAAATTAACAATAAAAAAGTAATATCTTCTGAGTATACTGAATTAAAAAAAGATAATCAAGTAGATAAATTAAATCAATTAAAATCTATAGTTAAGAAAGAAATTGCTAACACTAAGACATCTTTAAGTAAGCAAGAAAAAGCATCTAAAGCAATGCCAAAAGGTGTTAAGTTAATGAAAGAAGAAAAAGAACAAAAACCAAAACTATCTGCAAAACTGATACAAGGTATAATTCAAAAAAGCGGAGGTCCTCGTAAAGATTTATATTATACAGAAGATTTAAAAGATGGGAATGTATATGTTATAAGTAAAAATCAAGGAATGTATGATTTAGTAGGAAATGCTAGAAAAAATATAGAAAAATACTTTGATATACAAGAAGAGTCTGAAAATTTAGAAGATAGATATTGGTACGAATATATTATTAAACCTAATCCTGATAAACCATATCCAACACAGCCTAAAGCTGATATCGATTTAAATATAGATGATATTTTTGAAAATAACGAAAAAGAAAGAGCACCAAAACTATCTGCAAAACTGATACAAGGTATAATTCAAAAAAGCGGAGGTCCTCGTAAAGATTTATATTATACAGAAGATTTAAAAGATGGGAATGTATATGTTATAAGTAAAAATCAAGGAATG